AAAAGAATGATAAAAAGAAAACTGACATGCCAGAATTTTTCAAAAGTATTTTTAAGTGAAGCGCGTAAACTTTTACTTTCCTATTGAACTTCTGGAAAAATTAAAGTCAACAAAACTTGCTACAGGGATTCCTGTCAGCGAGATAATTCGTAGGGCTGTTGGCGATTGGATGGATAAACAAAAGGAGGAAAAATGAGCAAAAACCTGTTTGAAGATATGATGGATTTTATTGATGCTAAATTTAAGTCTGACGAGGCTGGATATAGCGAAGTAATTGGTGCTCTGTCCACGCTCAAGACAATGTACAAAGCGCAATGGAAATCTATCTGCAAAGAACTTGCGAACGAATGTGACGAAGATGAACTCCATTGCGATGATACTTGCGAAAATAAATTGCAATGACACACTCAAAAGGATTGACCATCGTGGACGATAATAAAATCGTTGCTCTTGATAACGAAACAATGAAGGTATTACGTATCGAGAACATCAAGAATATGATTGCTCCAAGCGATGATTCAGCAAGACGCATCGAAGCTATCGGAGGTGCTTGTGCGATATTAAATTATTTAGTGAATGGTTTAACGCTGGATGATACATCCAAGAAATTAGGACTATCGCGTGAACAGCTAATAAAGTGGATGGCATTCCACAGAGACGCATTAGAACCAGCTATGCAAGCGTCAGCGATGGCACTTGCTGATGATGCAACCAAGTATCTTGAGGATGCAGCTAATAAGGGAGATAATTTGACTGCCGCACAAGCTGGTATTGCAAAAGCTAGAGCTGAACATGCGATGAAGATTGCTGGCTTGCGAGATAGAGTTAAATTCAATGAAAAGGCTATCCCTCAAGAAGTTACATTAAGCCAAGATAGTAGGCCAGTTTTCCAATTGACATTTCTCACAGAACCAAAAAGAACTGAAAAAGTTATCGAAGTGAATGATGGGGATATTTATGACGACAATGAATGATAATATAAATCACCCTAAACATTACACAAGTCATCCAAGTGGAATCGAAGCAATACAAATTACGAAGTACATGGGATTTTGTTTAGGAAATGCACTGAAATATATGTGGCGTGCAGACCTAAAAGGAAACGCGATTGAAGATTTGAAAAAAGCTAGGTGGTATCTTAATTGTGAAATAGAGAAGAGAGAAAATGACTCCTCAAAAAGCTAAAAAGTTTATGGCAATTGCACGTGAAGTTGCGCAGTTATCAAAAGATAGAGCAAAAAAGGTCGGTGCTTTAGCAATAGGGAGTGCTGGAGAAATACGCGCAATGGGGTATAACGGATTCCCTCGTGGATTTAATGATGATATTGAATCACGCCATGAACGCCCAGAAAAATACGTGTGGACATCCCATGCGGAGCAGAACCTAATTTACAATGCAGCTCGTGTAGGAACGCCATTGGAAGGTTGCATATTGGTTGTTACGCCATTATTTTGCTGCATTGAATGCGCTCGTGCGATTGTTCAATCAGGATTTATTGCTGTTGTTTCAGAATATGAAGATAATCCGCGATGGGCAGAATCTAATGCGTATGCCATGAAGTTGTTCAGTGAATGTGGTGTAGAAGTGGTTAGGGTATAATTAGAGATATTGCTTATTTATTGTCAATCATAACAAATTGAATTCATTAGGCAATTTTAATATATTTCAACTTGATACATAATTTTATTATAAATAATCTAACTTTATAGAATAATAAAATGACAATAATTGCATGGGATGGGAAGACTCTTTCGGCAGATAAAATGACATCATTTGGCGGGTTACATGCCACAACAATGAAGCTGCGTAAAATAGGAGGATGCTTGGTCGGTGGAGCTGGTGCTACAGCGCATATTAATGAAATGTTGAAATGGATTGAAGATGGTTGTGATGCGGAAACATTACCATCATATCAACGTGACCCAAAAGAATGCGTTAGTTTATTGGTAATCGGACTAGATGGGAAAGTTAAGCAGTATGAATCTTCCCCTTATCCATTGCAGATAGAAAATAAGTTTTGGGCTATTGGAAGCGGAAGAGATTTTGCTATGGCAGCAATGTATCTTGGTAAAACATCGCGTGAAGCCGTAAAAATAGCATCAGAACTTTGTAACGATTGCGGCAACGGAATTGACAGTTTGGAACTGAACTAAGGAAAAAGAAATGGATGAATATAGAGTCAAAGTAACAGTTAGAAATAATTTGCTATTATCAGCAATTGAAAATGCTGGATATAAAACGCTAACTGATTTTTCTAAGGCATGTGATTTATCTCCTCAAGAAATAAATAATTATTCTTCATTAAGAAAGCCACCAATAAATTCACATGGCGAATTTACTGATACCGCCAAGATAATGATGGAGGTACTTGGTGCTTGTCCGTCTGAATTGTGGTCTGACAATCAATTAACAATGAGATTGAAAAAGAACAGTGGTGAAAGAACTGTATCAGAAAATGCTATTGGATATATTCTTGAAAATCATATAGAGATGATGACATTGGGAAGCCCAGAAGATGATGCAATGAAATCAGATTTATCTGCTGTTGTAAAAGCTGCATTGGATACATTGACACCACGAGAATATGTTGTTATTAAGGAAAGATTTACTGATGACCTATCATTCGCTGAGATAGGAGAATCACAAGGTATTAGTTCTGAGCGCGTTAGACAAATAGAAGCTAAAGTATTCAGAAAATTTCGTAGTGAAAATACAGATAATAAAAATTTGCGAGAGTACGCATAAATGGAATTAGAACTTCCGTCTCCATTATGGCTTCCGCTCTTTGAAAAAAATCGCGCACCTATTATCATTGTCAATGGTGTTGAGGTGGAAGGTGCTTTTGATAGAAAGCGTAGGATAATAAATCCTGAAAATGGGCTGCTTATTCCAGAGCATCGAATTGTTGATAGAGGGCATAAGCGTACTCGATATTATGTTGCATGGGGTGGGAGGGGGGCTGGCAAGTCGCTAACCTTTGGACTCGCTGCAATTTTGCGCGCAATGGAAGAGAAGCAAACTATTTTATGTTGTCGCCAGATTCAATCATCAATCGCAGACTCCGTGTTATCCACGCTCGATTTTCAGATAAAAGATTTGAAACTTGAGAATGAATTTGATGTACTAGTCAACGCTATACGCCACAAAAAGACTGGCACTAATTTCGTATTCCGTGGATTGAAACACAACATCAAAGAAATTAAATCACTCAACAATACGAAGATATGCTGGATTGAAGAAGCGACAGACGTAACAAAAGAAACATTCATCGAGCTTGACCCGACAATCCGCGCACCAGATGCTGAAATATGGATAGGTTTCAATACTGGACTTGTTGATGACTTCATATACAAAAGATTTGTGCTTACGCCAGATGATGACGTAACACTAATACCAATTAACTACACAGATAATGCTTTGTTAGGGAAGGAGCTACTTCATCTTGCAGAGAAGATGAAAGAGATGGACTACGAAGAATATCTTAACGTGTGGCTTGGTCAGCCTAAGATAGCGCGAAACGGCGGGGTGTTTAAGCCTGAAAATATCAAGATAGTTCCAGTTGCTCCGGTGTGCGTAAAATTTTGCCGAGGATGGGACTTCGCGGCAAGTTCTGTTATTGATGGGAAAGACCCAGATTGGTCAACTGGCGGCTTAATTGGAATCACGAGTGAAGGACAATACGTGATTATGAATATGGTTCGTTTCCGAGATACACCTGATGTCGTTGAAAGAGTTTTATTGAGTACAGCAAGCCAAGATGGATTGATTGTTGAGCAAAGTTTGCCTCAGGATCCCGGTTCTGCTGGGAAAGCGCATGTACTTTACCTTACAAAAAAATTATCAGGATACAGAGTTCATACTTCGCCAGAATCAGGAGACAAAGTTACTCGCGCAGAGCCTCTGGCATCACAGGTCAACGTTGGGAATGTAGTAATGGTACAAGGCGCATGGAATGAAGCATTGATTAAAGAAATGGCTGGATTCAATGGGGACGGTAAGGCAAAAGACGATCAGGTAGATTGTTTAAGCAGAGCCTTCCATCGGTTGCAGACTAATTATTCTATGCAATTCGCTACTATAACTGGTTTGTAAGCACCCACTTGCATATTCCATAAAACACTGATACCCTTGCGAAAATTGCTCGTTTATCAAGGGTTATAATATGGCGCAAAATAATAAAGGAGTTCGCACTCGTCACTCAGAATATACTGAGATGTTGCCAATATGGTCTCGTTGTAGAGATGTATTTGCTGGTACAGAAGAGTTACGCGAACATACTACTGAATACCTACCAACTTTAACAGATGAACCTCCTGCCGCATATAAAGCAAGATTAAATAGAACAGTTCTATACAACGCTACATACCGGACAATTCAGGGAATGATTGGCATGGTATTTCGCCGTCCGCCTGTAGCAGAATGCCCTATAAATACATCATCAATGCTAGAAGATATTACGTTGACAGGAATTCCGTTGACTGCATTTGCGCAGGATATTGCAGAAGAATGTATGGTTGTTGGGCGAGTTGGTCTATATGTTAACTATCCAATTACAAGCGATGCAATGACCATTGCGGATGCTCAAGCGATGAATGTACGACCATATATGTCAATTATCCGTGCAGAGCAGATAATAAATTGGCGGCAACGAAGAGTAAATAATAGATATGCACTTTCAATGGCGGTAATCAAAGAAGAACATTTAATCCCTATTGATGAATTTGAGGATAAAGAAGTAACGCGTTATCGTGTATTGGATTTGGACGAAAATGATATTTATCGGGTACGCATATTTGAACGTCAATCATCTACTGATGTAGAACTTGAACGGTTTTATCCAATAATGAATGGCGCGACAATGAATTACATTCCGCTATACATAATGGGTTCAGATAACGTAACACCTGATATTGATACACCAATGATGATAGACATTGTTGATACAAACATTGCCCATTATCAGGCTTATTCAGACCTAGCTAATGGGTGTCACTGGTCAGGTATCCCTACCATGACAATAACCGGACATGAGATGAAACCTAATGAAACTCTACATGTTGGGGCAGGGAAGGCATTAGTACTTCCAAATCCTGCTGCAAAAGCAACAATGGTAGAAGTTGGTACTTCTGGATTCAGTGCATTAGATTCACTTCTTAATCGCCTTGAAATGCACATGGTTTCACTTGGTAGCAGAATGCTTGAGAGCCATAAAGTACAAGCAGAATCCGCACAAACTGCTATGATTTATCGAGCAGGAGAGCAATCAATTTTGGCAAGTCTTGCACAATCAATTTCTACTGGCATCACGATAGCATTAAAGACATTCGCTGAATGGGCTGGCGATGATTCTACTAATGTTCGATTCGATTTGAACCGTGAGTTTTTCGCTCAACCTGTTACGCCAGAAATGCTTAATGCACTTGTAAGCGCGTGGCAAGCTGGTGGCATATCTGCTGAAGCGCGCTTTGCATATCTAAAGCGTTCTGAATTTTATCAGCCTCACGAAGAATTTCAAGATGAAGAGAATTTGATTAAATATGGTATGCGTAAGAAAATAGCTAAATAATATATTGTGACAAAAATTTATGAATGGTTGGTTAGTCTTCGTAATTATCGTTTTAATAATTGGCTGATTGATTTTACTATCCAACTATCACAGCACTACTACTCCAGAGCAAAGAGGAGTGCACAGACGAATTATAGACAACAAAAATAATGCTTGATATTCTTTCTTTTGTGTAATAAACTTACAAATATAAGCAAGTGCTTATCAACCTAGAAGGTTATAAAATGACTTTGGAATTTATTGTTGACACTATTGACGCAGTACCTGAAGCATCGCGCAAATTTTATTCAGAAGTTGATGGCAAGTTTCGACTTGACGAGGAACTGGCAAACAATATCAAAGGATTGAAGTCTGCTCTTGATAAAGAAAAAATTTCCGCGAAGACAAAAGAAAAAGAACTAACTGATTTCAAAACACAATATGCAGGTATTGACCCTGTAAAGATTCGTGAATTGCAAGCAAGGTTTGAAAATAACGAAGAGGCACAATTGATTGCTGCTGGAAAGATTGATGAAGTAATCAATAAACGAACAGAAAAGTGGCGCATTGAAGAAGACCGCCAAAAACAAGAATTGAAGGCAAAAATTGCTGCTGCTGAAGCCAAAGCTGACGCATTTAAGGATAGAGTGCTTGAAGATTCATTGCGCTCTGCGGCGATTAACGCTGGACTTCACAAACTTGGTATTCGTGATTCGCTACTGCTTGCCAAGACTATTTTCACGCTGGATGAAAACGGCAATGCAGTACAGAAGAATTCAGATGGTAGCATAGTCATTGGACGTGATGGTAAAAATCCATTTTCTGCAACAGAATGGTATGAGTCTCAGAAAGTTGATTCTCCACATTGGTACACAGTAACTTCATCTGGGAGTCCATCTACAGGTAATTCAAGTCACGGAGGCGGCAAACAAATCAAGCGTTCATCATTTGATTCGTTATCGTCTTCAGATAAGGCATCTGCGATTAGTAATGGAGTAAGAGTAGTTGATTAAAGTAGCAAGCAGCGAGATGTTGCTCTGTAGGGAAAATAGACCGAGATGGTCGAATTTGAAACAAAAACCATTTTAATTTATTTTAAGGAGCAACATCATGGCTGTTACGCTAACTGGGTTAATCCCAACAATTTACAATGCAATGAACATTATCGCTCGTGAACAAGTGGGATTTATTCCCGCTGTAGCTCGCGATTCAAGTGCTGAACGCGCTGCTGTAGGCCAAACTGTAACTTCCCCCGTAGTTGGTGCTAATGCACTAGAAGATATAACTCCAGCCGCTTTTGCGGCTGCACCTCCTTCAGAGACGGTTGGCACAGTTTCGATGACTATTCAAAAGTCAAAATCTTATCCGTTTGGTATTACTGGCGAAGAGCAAATGGCAGCATCAGGTTCTATGATGAATATCAATGAGCAACGTATCGCTCAAGGATTCCGCACAATTACCAATGCTGTTGAAGCTGACTTAGCTGCTTTGCATATTTCAGCTAGTCGGGCTTATGGTACATATAACACAACACCATTTGGGACTGCTGGTGATTTGTCTGACTTTGCGCAATCTCGCAAGATTCTTGATGATAATGGTGCGCCTCAATCTGACTTCCATCTTGTTATGGGTTCTGGAGCTGCTGCAAATATCCGTGGGAAACAATCAGGTTTGTTCCGCGTAAATGAAGCAGGGACGGATGACTTGCTACGTCGTGGGGCACTTGGCGAAGTGCAAGGGTTTGATTTGCATACTTCCGCTCAATTATTGACTAGCTCTGCTGGAACGATGAATGGTGCAACCACAAACGCCACAGGTTATGCCAAAGGTTCTACTGCAATCACATTGGCATTGGCTGGTACTGGAGTTGCTATTGCTGGTGACATTATCACTTTTGCAGGTGACATCAATAAATATGTCGTTGCTTCTGTAGCATTTGCTGGTGCGAATCCTGCTGCTGGTGATGTTATTATTCTGCAAGAACCTGGTCTACGAGTTGCCATATCGGCTGCCGCTACTGCCATTACTGTAACGCCAGCCACTAGCCGCAATATGTTTTTCCACCGTTCCGCTATTCAATTAGCAACCCGCGCACCAGCGATGCCTGATGGTGGAGATAGCGCGGATGACGTAATGACATTACAAGACCCTAATTCAGGTATTACTTATGAATTCTGTGTATATCGTCAAAAACGTCAAGTACGCTATGAAATTAACTTGGCATGGGGCGTTAAGATGGTAATGCCGCGTTTTGCCGGTATTCTAATCGGTGCGTAAACTGTAACTCAACCGCCTTCTAATGAGGGCGGTTATATAACGGTTTAATTAAAGGAATAAAAATGGCTACTGAAACTGTACCTGTTATCAAAGTGGCATGTACTATATCGGACGGGAATCCTCACGGGTTTTATCTTGCAGAATTATTGCCTGATGGTGCTAAATTATACGAAGAATGCGAAACTGTAATCCGATTACAGCCAGAATCACAATTTGTAATTGAAGAACCTATTGTCGAACATGAGCCAGCATCAAAAACAATCATTGATGTTGACATTCCAGATACTCAAAGCAATGAGTATTTCAACGCGATGACTGATATAGAATTGAAGGAATATCTTGATTCAAAGAAAGTGAAATATCATCATTTGGCTGGCCATAAAAAACTTGTAAAGTCTGCATATTCGTATGTTAATTTTAATATCGGTGTTAATTGATGAAAAATGTAATTGATGCAAAATGGATTTCTACCGTATCGGCAACATTGATTTCCACTAAAAATGTAAAATCTGCGATAAAGTATTTGAGCGATGAACTTGTTGTTAAGGCAACTTGGCACGATAAGCCAAAAGATAATAATAATAGTGCAACGATGGTGGTAACTTTTGGTAAACCTAATTACCGAGAAATTGCCTTTATCAATAATTTGAAAAAATGTGGTGAGCCTTTCCCTGTAAAGAAGATTCAGTTGAAGTTTTATCGTAAGAAAACAAGATGACATCCCCAATTAACAGCGTAATTCCGGTAATAACAGGATCGGTTGTATTTGGTCAGACGCTTGCCATGTCAAACGGAACATGGGATGACCCTGCTTCCACGTTTGCATACGCTTGGTTTCGCTCAGGGGTTGCTATAACGGGAGCAACAACATCAATCTATACTATCACTAGGGCTGACATAGGATATGCGCTTGTGGGGCGTGTAACAGCGACTAATGTTGATGGAAGTACCAATGCCGATAGTGCCGCCACCATATCTGTTCCGAGTACGCTTATTGTTGAGGATGGAACGATAGTAGCCAATGCTGATGCTTATGCGACTTTGGTTTATATCGCTGACTATCATGAAAAGCATGGCAATGCTGCATGGGCTGCGCTTGCGAATGATGCTACACGCGAAGGGTATGTGCGAAAAGCAACGGCTTACATGACGCAAATGTATATTGAGCGATGGAAAGGCTATCGTGTAATCAGCATACAATCACTTGATTGGCCTCGCGCATGGGTAGAACTTCCTGCAAGTGTATTTGGCGGATATGTTGACCAAAATACTATCCCTAATGAAGTAAAGAACGCTTGTGCTGAATTGGCATTGAAGGCAAAAGCTGATGATTTAATGCCAGACCAGACACAGAATGTAAAAGAAGAAATAGTTGGCCCCATAACAATTAAGTACAGTGAATTCTCGCCACAAATGGTTAGATATTCTTCCATTGACGCGATGCTATCTCCGTACCTGAATAGCAATGGCGGTGTTAGCGTGCAGTTAGTTAAGTAATGGATTATGCTAAATTAGCGGATAAAGCGTTAAAACTGCTAACAAAGCATGGGCAGGATATTGTTCTAAAGTCAACTGTAGTTGGTGAATATAATCCTGCAACAGGAACATCTACGACAACTGTAATAAATACCACGCGCAAAGGTGTGGTATTTGACTATAATCTAGTTGTATATGGCAATGACACGATTAACAATACACTTGTTCAAGCTGGCGATAAGCGGCTTTACATGGATGCTAACGGTTCATCTCCAACGTTAAACGACCAAGTGATAGTTGGTGGCGTTATATGGCAGATTAAGAACATAAAGGATTTGTCGCCAGCCGGAACTTGTGTTTTATTCGATTGTACTATCCGCCGATAGCTGCAATCTTCTTATCTACCCATTCCTTAAATTCGCTTGGTGATTTTTGTATTTCAAAATCCAAGTTGATAACTTTGAATCGTCTATTATTCTTTCCGAAGTTAAGTTTTGCTGAATAATTAGAGCAAAAGATGAAGTTTGGAAGTGGAACAGTTTTTTGTTGCTGACCTTTCAAGTCAATTACAATCAAATCATTCGCAATCCATTCTTTAATTTCAGCCAATTCATCATTAGTTGGTTGCGTGAATGATTCAACTATTACAGTATTTGGCAGTTGATTAAGCACTTTGCCAAGTCCAAATCCTTTTAATTTATCCATTCCAACTTCAATATAAGAGCCATTTTCTGATGCAATACTACGCGCAACGCTTGATTTACCGCATCCTTCTTTACCCGTTAATACCAATGCAACACCTTTTGTGATTTTCATTCTGATAACTCCATCATTGCATCAGCAATAGCGTAGGCTCTTTTTGCAATTTTTTCTGGTGAATGCCACCAATTTGTGTTCATATCATTTTCTATTCCTTGTTCCAACCCGCCAGATAAAGCCGCCATTGCAAAGCTATCTCGCAATGAATGTCCGTCACTAACTGAACATGATATATCACATAATTCGCTTGATATATTTCCACATGCTTCTTTAATCGTATCGCATAACGCTATTGCTTGATCGTTATTCATTTTACTTTCCTTTCATGTTAATGAGCAAGCATTATAGCATAATCAATCATCGTTTGACAATACATTCTTTATGCAATACACTTTGCCTTATGAAGTAAGCACTTACTAGGAGGTAACATGCGCGTAACTGTTAATGGTATAGAGGTTCAAGACTGCATCAGTGCAGACCCAAGCAAAGGTGAAGCTGTATGTCTATTGCGTGATGCAGATGGGAATGTATGCAAACAGCCTAATGGCGAGGATGATACTGTTACGAAGCGCGGCGAAGTGATAGTGCTTGCAGAAGTTACTAATGCACCTAAACAACAAAAAGACAAGTCATTGAGGAATAAATAAAATGATTACTGAAGATGCTACTATTGCCAGCCTGAAAATTGAAGTTGATTCAACGCAACTTGATGATGTAATCAATAAACTAGACTATATTGTTTCCCAAATCAAAAAGATTGATAAGTCTATCCATGAATTAAGTGCTGATGGAATGCCAGAATCCCGACATTCGCATAGCCAATCACAAAATTAAGGAGTAATTGCTATGCAAATAAATTTACAAGGTAGTCAGCAACAACAACTGAGCGTATCGGCTATTTCTTCACAAACACATGTCTACTACGATGGCACTAATTGGCGCATTGGTTAATTGGTTAACTTAGCAGTTTATTATTCTACTTAGAAGGGGAACATCATGGCACTGAAAGGTACATTCAATCAAGTAATCCGCGCAGGTAACTTATCAGCAACCGCGCAAGTCCCTTCAGCCTACATGCGATTAGCAGAAGTCCGTGTGGTTAATAGGTATGTTAAGCAAGGGGAACCTGTAACTATTACTAAGGATGTAGTAGTAAAGGGAACCCTAGAAGTCTATGCTCTATCTACAGATGCAGCGAACGGAGTTGATATGCTGGCTTCTGCTGAATACGAATGCCCACATGCTACAGGAGGGATTGCAGAAGTGGAACTCTATGCTCACCTAGCTACTCTACCGGAATTCTCTGACTGCCTACCGGCATAATAGGGGACTTTGATGATAGAACATAGTCGCAGGAATCCATTATCAGAAGGAGAGATTGCTAGGATAGTAGCTGCTATAAAAAGGTCTCAAGAGGATACTTTTCATCTTTGTTCAGAGGAACATTATGCTGCTCATAAGAGACTAGATAGACTGCTGGATGCTTTCGATGCCGCGCAGAATATCTTCTGGAAAGCCTTCCTAGGTGCAGTAAT